AGGATTTAGAACTAAAAGTGGCACTTCAGCGAAGTTAACTCCAGTGAAATTGGGTAACACTGTTTTCTTATCTAAGTCTGTTTTGGCTAAGACATTATTAACGTAAAAAGGAACTTCCAACGCTACTGAAGTCGACTCATTAGCCGACAAGAATACGTGAGGAGCTGCCATAAAACAATTAATTAAAGATGCATAGTCTGTTGTAAACGTTCCTGTAGTAGTACCATTAGGTAAAGCAGCCGCTAATAGCAATCCTTGATGCATAGATGTACCTGAGGTTTGTAAAATCAATTTTACTTTACATCTATACAATGTTGAAGATTGGAAAGGTATTTTTGCCAAATCATTGTTGAATATATCTAAAGGTATTTTCAAAGTTGTTAAAATGGCGTTTCTCGTATCCGAATCCGACCAAGATTGAGTTTTGATAAAATACGGTTTATTCAAAATTCTATCAAACTCCATCCGAAGGGACTGCGGAACACAAAAAACTTGAGGTTTCGATTCGTACATATCAGGAGGCTCAATGACTGAGCGCGTGCGTACCGAGGAATAAAAATTCTCAGAAACGCTTTCAATATCGGTAATGCCTGATTCATTGCTATTCGATATCATATAATTTTGGTTTTTGTATTCAATTTGTGTTGTAGCATTATTTTAAAGTCTGGGGTATATACTACAATAAATACCACTTACCAGACTGTTGCGCAGGTTAAATCAATCATTAGGTCGCGCCGCTTGCGCAACGACTTATAACGCCATTTAATGGTTGATTATTCATTATTTATTAATAAAAAGTACAAAAACTTTATGTAAATTAGACACTAAAGTTTAAAATTTATAATTAAAAATTGGAAAAAAGATTTAAAAATTGATGTATAAAAATGTAACATATTAAAAATATAAAGAAGACTCCGTGTTAGAAAAAGACACTGGAGTTACAAAATTTTCGTCTAAATAAAGCTCTTGAAGGTAGGAGTTTTCTAATTCTACCCATTTAAAT